CCAAATGCCCCAGCAATGCCCCCTAGTGTGTCCTATTCCGACCTTATCATGGGATCGAGTAAATATCCTTGATCGATCAGCCGTTGAAACTTCAAGCCGTCTGGAGCCTGAAATTCGTCGCCTTCATACCACGTATAATCTTGCCACGAAATCATCGGGACACCATCTGGCAGATTATGAGGATTCCCAACAACGTATTTCTTTTTCTCTGCCATGTTTCCTCCTATGCTGTCGCCGTCGATGCGTCGTCCACAATAAACGGTAATGTAATATCAACTACTCGGTACATTCGGTCGCTGATTGTCAATTGACCCCAGTCCATGCTCATTCCTGTCCCATACTGCCCAGCGGCATCTACAGACATAATCGTCGCACCTAAATCAGAATCGCTGAGAATGTTTGAGGCGATCTGGTTTACCGATAAAGCAAGCCGTTTCTCCCCTGTGCTTGTTGGGTCTTTGAAATCTGAATACACCCGTAGCATTAACGTATGCACTTCCCTAGTACCGCCATCAGCAAACAACAACACAATGGACGAGTTCATCATCCAGATGGCTCCAGCCAATCGGGTTCCTGTGGCATCAGGCGGTGAAGTGAATTCCCCAACCTGGACTCCACCAGGGAAGTACCCGCTCCTGGCCATATGGCTTGCCACTGCGTCCATCGTTGAACTGGTATCGAATGCCATTACGTGTTCATCCTGTTTGCAAGTTTCTTCAAATGCTTTTGGAATACTTGTTTACTTACTCGTTGCAAATCAGTCGCAGTTGCCCGAAATTGTCCGTATCCTCGGAACCTCGTGCCTGAACGCCCTGATTCCAGCCATGACCCATACACAACTCCAGAATCATTGATAACCGCACTCAAAGTTCGGTGCTTGGCATAAATGTTCCGTCGGTAATTCCCTTTGCTTACATTGCGACCAGCTTCAGATACACTCAGGAACACGCCAGCGGGTTGCGGTCTGAATTTCTTGTCCAATCGTTCCTCGCCTGACTCCATCAATTGCTTAATCCCATTACTGACTGCTTTTATAGTCATTGGCTTGGCTTTTCCATTGAACATCGGCCCAGTAGCCGTTACTTTTACACTCAATCCAGCCATTAGATTACCGCCATTCGTGTGCGGCGATACCGTGCGAGAAAACTATCACCTTCTCGTGTCAGAGCCGTCGGTGTATAGGCTTGCTGAGTTTCCCCTGCACCAATCACTCGTCCCCAACCAGATCGTTCCTGTTGGTATCGGGCAACCGATTCTGCTATTGCATAATTGACCACCTCAAACGGCGGTTCATAAACGCTCATGGTTGTGGAGTTGGCATGGGTCGCGGCAGTTGTTCCGTTGATACCGCGTTCAATCGTTAATGTGCGGTTAATGTGAACGGCTGTATTGGTATTATGTGCCGAGAGGGTTGTGCCGTTGTATGCCCGAATAACGGCCAGGACATTCCCTGAGATACCAGTGACAAACATCTCTTCAGATTCCACCCTGATGGTTTCCCGTACAGCAATTCCATGTGATCCATCTACGGTAACAGACTCGGCCTGATTCGCTGTTAAAGCACCGTCCGTAAGTATGGAATCCAGTGCCGCAAAAGAACGGTCGCTGATAAACACTTGTTCGCTTTCGATCAGCAACGTGCCGCCAACATCTACCAGTTCAGCATCAGAGCAAACCATTGACGTCGCCGTTGCATCTGAAGAAAGACCGCTGATAACCGTTCCAACGGATTTGGTATCTTCACTGAATCCCCATCGGCCAAGCACTGAAATAGAACGTTGTGGTGTATCGCCAGCCTGGAACGATGCCGTGCTTGAAGCGTCAATTTCGATTCTGTTATACGGGAGTGCATTATTGGGTTCTAAGAAATAATCGCTGGAGGAGATCGTCGTTGGAGAGGAGTTTTGCGCTTCGCTTTTCAGCGTGGTAACAGCTAACAAATCCTGGTCAAGCCAGAGATAATCGGCTCTTGTGGACTGCTCCTGTGGCCAACGGAACAAACGAGTCTCAGTCTTGGGAATAAAGAATCGGCGTGTTGCTCGGTCAATCTGCCGACTTACACCTTCAATGATTCGGTCAACCATCAGGTCATGATCTGACCCTTGAACGCCAACAGCACGCTTCACAGCCTCACGACTGCAATACCAATTCGCCATATCAACTCCTGCTTTCGAGAGCATCCTGGCTCTTTATTCTATTGTGGGACGGTGAGCGGCTTGCCAGGGGAAGCACACCGCCCACCGCTTAAGTGAAGGAGGAGGCAGTCACTATTTACTAGCCGTTAGATGCGACATCTAGTGGCCATCGGTAATTCCCCATTGGGCAGTTTCGCTGTCCGTCTGCTCGTATGTCTAAAGGTTCTCCATCTATCGGGCAAGCGTGTGGCGCAGTCGCTTGGACTTGTCGTTGCGCTTCCCGATTCTGTTGGTACATGGCCGCCAATTGTTCCCAGGGCATCAGACCCCCTCAGTCCAGTAGAGCTTGATAACTGTAACCGCTGAATTGACGTTGTTCCCAGTGACGTTTAACGTCAGCGTGTCAGTCTCAGCAATAACAGGATTCAAAGATGTTGCATACACAATTGCGGCGACTTCTGAGTTCGCGGTATCTCTATTCGCGCCAACGCCCTGCAACACGTCGATAGCATCTGCATCAGTGATCGTAATATCATAGTTGTCCTGGGGGGCCGTAGTTCCATCTGGATTGGTAGCGATCTGCAACAACCGCCCTTTTATATTGGCACTGATTGTCGTGGCTGGGAATGAACCGTCTGACGCATCAGCCGTACAGGTAAACGTGACGACCTTGACTGGGCTTATGTTACAAGTTAATGATTCGCTTACTGTGCCAGCCATTATTCACCTCTCGCGGCTTTCTTCTCTTCTTCGGTTGGCCATCGATCCAGTACCACACGATTCGGGCGAGCAGGGTCAACAATAGCTTTGACTGCCGAGGTAGCTTTGGCCTTGCCGTTCTTCTTGTGGGATCGCACATGATCTGCGAGTTCGTCATCAGCTATTGTTTCACCACACGAATCACAAACCGTAACATCCTCATCGGAATCGTTATCGGTAGCTTCATCGCTGTCAGGATTTTCGGCATCCACTTCCTCCTCGTCCCCGTTACCCTCAACAACCTGTTCTTCCTGGATTGTGACTTCTTCGTCTTCGTTAAACACTTTTCAGCCTCCCTGTTCCCGATTTCACATCTTCTTTTATCGTCAATAGTGCGTCGATAATCCTGTCCAATTCTTCAACTGAACGAATGTGATATGCCGACGCTAAATCTTCAAATAGAAGCACGACGTGCGATTCGCCCCATTCGGTTAACACACAAACCTTGAAGTCCAAAGCGCGATGCCTGATGCGTTTCTGAATATCAGGCGGCACTTCTCGCTTGATGACTGGTCTGGCGAACCGCACGATGCTATTCATTTATGTTCGTCCAATTTGGTATGCGCTCCAGCGTCGGATGTCTAAATTATTAGCCACCGCTTCTCCTGTAAGAAACTCTAATGAAATTGTCAACGCTTCGTCGTCTGGGATGTTCGCCGTGTGGATATTTGAAGCCTGGGAACCGTCAAAGAAGAAATACACCGACGATCCATCAAAGAAGAACTCAGCCATGTGCATCGTCGCATCTACCAGCGTTCCAACTGAGTCGTTCTGGGTTTCGGTACTGTCTTTCTCGGTTACCGTCGATACGGTTGCGGCTCCATCTACGGATTCAAAGTAAACTCCATCAGTCATGCCACCGAGCAAGGCCGTATCCGTAATACAAAGCCCTCCAAGAACATCGGTCTGATCGACATCATCAATAGCAAACTCAATCCCGTAATATACGAGGGACTGGTTGCTGGTGAACTCAAAGTTCTCACCGATGGCTTGAATTGAAATTCCATCATTCTCGTTTGCCGCACAAATCAGCCGAGCAAGAATGCCAGACGTATTTGACGCGGCCATCTCCGACGTACCAGACCCAGCTTCCACCACGGTTGTTGTGAACGCGTGGCTATCGGTTCCCGTACCGCCTTCGGCCTGGACTCCCATCGTCCAAGGATTGAACTCAAATTTAATAACGTCTGGGCCGATTGCATCCACGACTCGCATGAGATGCGCCCCAGCGTCAACGTACACCAGGTTTCCACCAAATCTTCTACCAATTACATTCGCCATTTTGCTCCTTCTTCTGGAGGCTTTCGCCTCGGATTCTGCAAGCTATTTGTTTAGTTCCATTTGGGTTGCCGTGTGTGCTGGTGGTTGCGTCATTCCTCTCGTCCTTGCCCCGATAGCCGCAAGGCTTGGATCGTGGCCGAGTTCAGCCTGTTTGTCCATCCATTCATTGGCTTGCTTCTCATTGTCCATCGGGCATCCACATCGTTGACACAAGGCTGGCATTCCTGCCTGTCGCCCCTGGTCGTCCGTTGTGGCATACATCTTTGAACAATTCGGGCAATGCGCCGCAATGTTACTTGCTCCACCGATATTGATCTCACTTGTTCGTAAGGTAGCCATTCTGTAACTCCTCCTCAATTACGAAAATTCGGTCACATAATTTACAGCGGAATGGATGCGGCGAACCGTCAAAGTTCGCGCTCCATCTCGCCTTGCAGTATCCACAGTGCAGAACACCTTTGTCGTCAATGGTGCTAACTGCAATCTCGGCCATGGGAGGGACGTCACCGCGACGTCTGCCCATGCGAACCTCCCACCAGACCGAGATATCTTTTGGCAATGCCCCTGTTTCTTCAGCCCATACGAGGGCTTTTGCTTTTAGCTTCAGCATCTCGTCGGGTCTGAGGTATTCGATCACAGGATCGTACCAAGGCAACTCAGCGAGGATGTCAGGCTGGGCAACGTATGCCTCAACCCGATCCATCCATGCCAGAATCGGTAACTGATTCGGCACTTCCCGCTTATTCGCTTTTACGACTCTTGTCTCAAATTGCACCATCCCGACTCTCCTGTCTAGAACGCTATGAGCGACTAACTCTTCGTTACATAGACGATAGAGGCTGATGCGTCACCCTGTACTTCCTTTTTGCCCTGTGCGCCATCATATGCAATTTGGATGGCGATCACGTCGTCGGTTCCACTGTTTCCATCTTCCCCGACTGTTGACCTGATCGTTACGTCACCGCCTTCCACGTCGAGTTGTTCGCAACGAGTTTCGATGATCAATTGGTCACCGTCACTATCGATCGGAGAATCGGTATCATAATTTCCACCACTGGCATCGGTGGTAAATTCCGCTACACCTGTTCCACTCGTGTCCTGGGCGGCTTCTTGCCTGGCATGATCGAGGTCGTCGCTGGCATTCCAGGTTCCCAACTCTACCAGCGTACACACTCTATTGAAGTTCTTTACAGATCGATATGCAGTGCTAACCGTCGTCCCGCCAACATCAGTTCCAGACGGACTCGTATAGTCAAACACTGCATTTTCTGTTAATCGGTTTGCCATTGTATTCCTCCTATTGATCGTGACAAGCTACTCAATCTTGTAGCAAGCACCACTAGGGTTACGCTCTGGCGGCTAATGCAACAAACGGAGAAAGCGTATTGCTTCCGTTTCGTGGCGTTAGTGCAGAATCAATCCACGGTCGTCCATCAACCCGCTGGATAAACCGTAGGTCTGTTTCATCAGTGTTGAATCGGACATGGGGGCTGGAAGCTATCTCCAAGCTCTGCCTGTCCCCGATCAGATAGTAGCTAAGGTCAACTAAGTAAATGTCCCCCGCCGTCCCAAGGGTTTGTGCCTTCTCACTCAGAACAACTGGCCTTCCCATCAATGTCGGAACTGGTGAACCGCCAAGTCCACCCGCTGGGAAATACATCGGTGCGCCACCAGTGCCAACGCTCAAACTCATGGTGAATAACTGAGGCTGTACGTCTGGATGCATAATCCACACTGAGTTCGCGATGGATCGTGGCATCATTCGACTGTACATTTTAACAACATTTTCTACTGTTAAAGTTGTGGCCGCTTGTCCTGTTTCCTTCGCGACCGACACCAAAGCGTCCGCATTGAGGATACCGAGCGGCTGTCCTCCACCGATTCCATTTATGAACGCATCATCCTCAAAGTAAGAAATCGCTTCACTGAAAAGACCACCAATCAACGGCTCCAACGCGATCGCGCTATCCCGTAAAAGTTCGTTGCTGATTCGTGTACCACCGATTAACTTTTTGGATGTAAGCGTGACCTGAGCAAACGATGGTTCGCTCTGGGTAATGGTTCCACTCTCAGGAATCCAGTATCCACTTACACCACCGTAGACGGTGCTTGCATGGGTCGTGTCCCTGATGCTTGGAATTCGGAGGGTAAGACCAGCCATCGGAATGACTCTTGCCCTGGGTCGAATCACCGAGGCTTCAAGCGTGTTCCGCAAAAGTTCTGCCCTGAATTCTTCTGGGACTAAGAAGCCACCTTGATCGCCAATTCCTTCTCCCAAAACTTTTAGCCTAGCATCAAATGCCTTATGGGTAACGTGCGGGCTGATGGCTTTGGCAAAGTCGACAAAGTCGTCAAACTTACCAACATCAACCCCTGCTCCCTGTCCTGTTGCGGCGATCTGCCGACGCTCGTGAGCGGACAGGTTTAAGTCCTTATATATATCGTCGTCGGAATCGCCCATCGGAAGCCGTTTGACGGCCTTCTTCCATTCATCAAGATCGATTCCCTGCTCGCCCATCCATTTCTCGATGACTGCCTTTTGCTGAGTTTCTACTTGTTCATGTATCTCTGGGTCATTTTCCATAGCGGCCTTGACGTAGTTCTGCGTGAATTCTCGGAACGTCTCAGGGTCACTAAGAAGTTTTTCTCTAACCTTCTCATCCAGTAATGCTTCTTCTAATTGGTCTGGACTATTAACGTATGGCATTGCTTAACATCTCCTTTATAGCGTCTCGTGCGCCGTTTCTGTATCCCTTGCCAAGTTCACCAACTGGCGGTTGTTCAACCACTGTCGGCTCCTCAGTTTTGGTTACCGTGATTAAGTATTCCAGCGTCACCAATCGGGCTTCAATCCCGGTGGTGGCCTGGAGTATCTCCGACAAGGTTTGAGCCAATTGCTCAATCGTAGCAACTGACTGAACTGGTTGTTCCAAGGTTTTGGTATCCGTTTCTTCCAACAATTCGTCAACAATGTCGTCAATCTCTGGATGGAGACCCTTTGACCGTTGCATCAATTGCAAAGCGTTCGGGTTGGCAGGAACAACAACCTGGGAGATTTCCAACAACCTCTGCCCAAGGAATTCAAAGTTCCCTGATGCATTCTTTGGCTTCATAGGCTTGGCCTTCTCCATGTCTGGAATGAACCCCACTGAGTAAGCCGCCTTGCCACGCATAGCTAAAGCGAAACCCCAGTCGGCTTCGGGGTTTCCCGCTCCCACGTAATACTTCGGCTTTCCGTAGGTTCTCTGGCCACGCACTTCAACATCTTCCCATTCACCGATCTGAGCAGATAAGCGGCGGTAATCATGGGAAGCTACCAGAACTGGATGCTTCATAAAGTCCTCGAAATCCCAATGAGATTGACGGATTACATCACCGTCACGATCAACTGATTCATCCGACACCACCACTTCAATCCGTCCAGCTTCCTCATCAAGAACCTTGTACTCGCTGGGTCGTACTAACTTGAACTTCATCACCATCGTGCTTGCTCCTCGTTTACCAAATAAACAAAGCCCGACTCAACAGGCTCGGTTCACCTGTAAAATGTCGGGCTTCAATGAGCCTCGCGAATTGTTCGGACTGATGCTCATGGCATTCTGCCGAGGAATCTAGTGGTCAATGATCGCACCATGCAACATCGTTGTCAATGGTCACAGATGCGGCTAATTTGTTCATAGCACGATGATACAACATCAAGCCGTAGATTAAATCCCTTTGTGATTATTTTGGTGGCTTAAATCGCCCGCTGAGAATCCCCAACTTGCTCCCAATCTTGCTCCACTCACCGACGGTGATTTTGCCATCAGCCAAAGCCTCTTTGACATACATGGCAACCGACATTCGTTTCTCAGCCGAATCCAACGACATTGTCATTGCCAAAGCTAGTTCCAGCAAAGCCCGCTTGTCCGCTGGTAGGAATCGCATCACTAACTTATACATCCCGCCTCCTTCGTTCTGTTAATCTCCACTTCCGTTGTTGCTTAGTTTCCCAGAGTGGAGCCGTCACCTTATATAACCACAACGCAATTGCTAGCCGAATGTTAAACCACATTCGCAACACCTTCCCCCAAATACCCCCGAATCACCCCCCAAATACGCCCGTAGGGACTTGACAGCATTGATTACTGAGTCGCTGGTTCTGCGATTGTGACCTCGACGTTGTCCTCTACTGTCAGGTTGGCCGCTGTGACGTTTGTTGCTATCGTGAACTCTTTCGTTGCGAAACCATCTCCGACCCCGATTTCGTTTAGCAAAATTTCCATGGTTCCAATATTCATTCTCGTCAGGACGCATGGGCCGCCCTTGGTATACAAATTGGAGAGCGTCAGTTTATCAACCTTGCCGTTCACATTTGACGTGGGTGCGCTAATCCAGATGCGGTCAAAGGTTCCACCCGAATGCGTCATGTCTGATGCCTGGTGATGGCCTCCACCTATTGCTCGCATCCTGGA